GTAATTGAAGGTGTATTTGCACAGGCAAATATGAAGAATCGTAACGGTCGTATATATCCGAAAGACATTATGGAATCAGCTGTTGGTAAATACAACGATATGCAGGTTGCTAAAGGTCGAGCGGTTGGTGAGTTAAATCACCCTGAAGGACCGACCGTTAATTTAGATAAAGTTTCCCACAAGATTGAAAACCTTGATTGGCAAGGTAACGATGTTGTAGGTAAGGCAACCATTTTGGAAACTCCTATGGGCCAGATTGTTAAAGGTCTGCTTGACGGAGGAGTCAAACTGGGTGTTTCGACTCGTGGTATGGGGAGTTTGCACCGCGGTCAAGACGCCATGATCGTCAAAGACGATTTTCTACTCAATGCAGTAGATATAGTTCAAGATCCATCTGCACCTAGCGCTTTTGTTAATGGAGTTATGGAAGGTGTTGAATGGGTATGGAACAATGGTATGATCGAAGCGCAGACTATTGAAAAAATGGAGACTGAAATTAAGAAAGCTCCACGTGCTGATCTCTATGAGACTCAGGTTCGTGAGTTTAAGAATTTCCTCTCGTTGCTCAAAACAAAATTATAAAAGGAGTCAAATAATGACTGAAGAAAATCAGGAAGTTGAACTCCACGATGATGACAACGAATTCGTGGAAGAAGCTCATGATCCTAAAAATGCTGAAGCTCAGTCAGTAGCATCTGTTGATAAAGCAGGTGAAGCAACTAGCACAGCAAAGAAACGCAAAGGCGATAAGGGTAAACAAGATCCGATGCAAAAGATGCCTGGCACTAAAGCTGGTATGATGAATGCCGCTTATAACATGATGTCAAGCATGAATAAAGAAGATCTTAAAGTTGCTCTTGGTAAGCTAGTAGCTGAACACACCGAAGAAGGTGCTGCTGATGAATCTGTTGAGATTCAGTACGAGGCAGATTTCTCAGAAGACTTGAATGCAATCATGGCAGATGAAGCCACATTGTCTGAAGAGTTTAAAGAGAAAACTTCTATCATCTTCGAAGCTGCTATTAAGTCAAAGCTTGCTGAAGAAATCGATCGTCTTGAAGAAAAGTACAACGAAGAACTCGATGCAGAAATTAATTCTACAAAAGAGGACCTCGTAGAGAAAGTAGACAGCTATCTAAACTACGTAGTTGAAAACTGGATGGAAGAAAATAAGTTAGCCGTCCAAACCGGCCTTCGCACTGAGATTGCTGAGAACTTCATGAGCGGCTTGAAAGATCTGTTCACTGAGTCTTACATCACCGTGCCAGAAGAAAAAGCCGACCTGGTTGACGAACTCGCAGAAACAGTTGATGAGCTTGAGACACGTCTTGACGATACAACTGGTAAAGCAATCGCAATGGCTGAGGAACTCGAGACTTATAAGCGTAATGCTATTATTGCAGAAGCTGCTAAAGGCCTCGCAGATACTCAAGTCGAAAAACTTAAGGCACTTGTCGATGACATTGATTTTGACACCGAAGAAACTTTTGCTTCAAAAGTTACTACTGTCAAGGAATCATATTTTGACAAGAAGTCAACATCTGTTACTGAAGCTGCAGACTTTGATTCAGAAGACGACGACGGTGATACCGTTGAAGTGTCTGGCTCTATGGCTCAGTATCTTACTGCCCTTAAAACAACTGGTAAAAAACAATAGGAGTCCAGAGAAATGCACAACGTAATTTCTTACGATAACCTGATCGAAAAGTGGGCCCCGGTTCTGAATGAAGAGTCTGCGGGTACCTTTGCCGATCATCACAGAAAAGCAGTCACTGCTGCTGTTCTAGAAAACCAAGAGCAGGCCATGCGCGAGCAAGGCCTTATGGAAGCTCCAACCAACGCTGCTGGCGCTGGTACTGCTGCAACTGGTAATGCCGACAACTGGAATCCGATTCTGATCGCTCTAGTACGTCGTGCAATGCCTAATCTGATGGCATACGACATCTGTGGCGTCCAGCCAATGACTGGTCCTACAGGCCTTATCTTCGCAATGAAGTCGAAGTATAAGTCCACCAAAGCTGGTCAGGCATCCGGCGATGAAGCACTGTTCAACGAAGCAGCCGCTGGATTCTCCGGCGACTCTGCAACTGCTGGCGTAACTGCACAAGGCGAAGGTTCTGGTCTTTCCGGCCTGACCGACACCGACGGTGACAGCACAATTGCTGACTCAGCTGCTGATCCGCTTGCTAACATTGCAGCAATGACCACCTCCGTCGCTGAATCACTCGGCGAGTCTGGTGCTCAAAGCTTTGCAGAAATGGGCTTCAGCATTGAAAAGGCTACAGTCACTGCCAAGAGCCGTGCGCTGAAAGCTGAGTACTCGCTGGAACTGGCTCAGGATCTTAAAGCAATCCATGGACTGGATGCTGAGACCGAGCTGGCCAATATTCTCTCAACTGAGATCTTGGCTGAAATCAACCGTGAAGTTATCCGTACCCTTAACTCGCAAGCTAAGGTCGGCGCGCTTACTACTAACACTGCTATCAATGGTATCTTCAACGTACAGACAGATGCAGATGGTCGTTGGTCGGTTGAGAAGTTCAAAGGCCTGATCATGCAGATCGAGCGTGAATCTAACGTAATTGCAAAACAGACACGTAGAGGTAAAGGCAACTTTATGGTCTGCTCGTCTGACGTAGCTTCTTCGCTTGCTGCTTCTGGCATGATGGACTATACTCCTGCAATGTCAACTAACCTGAACGTTGATGACACAGGTAACACCTTTGCTGGTGTACTGAATGGTCGTATGAGAGTATACGTTGATCCGTATGCAACTGCCGACTACATCAACGTAGGTTATAAGGGAACTAACCCATATGACGCTGGTGTCTTCTACTGCCCATACGTTCCATTAACAATGGTACGTGCAGTGGGTGAGGATACTTTCCAGCCGAAGATTGGATTTAAGACTCGCTATGGTATGGTTTCCAATCCGTTCGTAGGTGCAACACCTAATGATGGACTTGCAACAGCAAGAACCAACCAGTACTATCGTATCTTCCGCGTGGACAACATCCTCGGCGCGTAAAAATAAACGACCAG